CCACGCCAACAATAATCTTAATAGCAAACTGTACATTTACACGGGCAGATGAGGATTCCGATAAGCCCTCTGACTGCTTCGGAGCCATCAGTTAATCTCATTGCTCGTCCACTCTTCACCCGCTAGGATCGTAAGTATCTCGGAGTGCGTGTAGGCGGTTTTACCGTCTAGGAAGCTAGGTTTGTCTCCTTCGTACTTTACAAAGGTCTTAGATCCATCAACCGAAAATCTTAAAGTTTCTGCCGAGCTTTCTAGGACTTGGTCAAAATCAACGGAAGATACTTCCGATGCGTCAATTATTACATAGTTTCTCATAATTATTATGGTACATCTGTTGAAAAGGTAGGCCCGCCACCCAGGGTACCGTCGTTACCGGGACTTACTTGGTCTGTAATAGTACCTCCTGCTATGCTGTCGTTGTCTCCCATTCTCCACCATAAACCGGGAGAGTAGGAAGTTAAGTCGATAGGACCATTACCACTATTGTACATAGCTAATAGATCAGCTTCAGATACCGCAGAAGTAAAGATACCTAACTCATCTATCTTGCCGTTATAAAACGAACTTATACTTCCGTTTCTGTTTTTCGCACCAACGGTTATTGCAGAGGTTGTAATTTTTGCACCACCACCTGACGAGTAAGTTCCAAATCCATCACCAACTTTAGTACCGTCTAGGTAAATGTCGTAACCAGCATTACCTGAGTTTGTAGAACTATTAGAGGATTCCCAACGAATCCCCAAATGATGCCAAGTGTTTGATGATACAGTCACTCCACTACCCGTATAACTCCATAAATGATTTATATTAATAACTGTTATCACTTCGTTTGTGACAGGCCCAAACCAATCACCTCCTAACGCTATTCCCATATCAGAACCTCCGAATCCTAATAAGTAGCTCATCACGCCTGATCCATAAGCAACATCAGGTTTAAACCACACAGACAAACCTTCTATGGTTAATGAAGATGGACTTGACCCTGCGTCTATATAATCATCTGTACCGTCAAAGTCTACGCTGTATGAATTCGCAAAAGCAGGGGCTTGACCATCGCCTTCAAGAACATAAGTGTCCGTTCCAATCGGTATAACATTTAAAGCCGCATATTGACCCGCTGTTGCAGTTTTACTGCTCAATCCGTAAATAGTTGCTCCTCCTTCTATCTGAACTGTACCTGTGCCGCTTTGAACTATCGTACAACTAAACCCTGCGGTTAAGCCTGTGGGTATGGTCACGGTTACGATAGCGGAGTTTGAACAAACTATAACCTTACCATTGTCGCTGTCTGAAAGTGTACGAGCGGTAGTGGTTTCTGATACGATACTAAAGAAAGCTGAACTAAAGTCTGTACTCGCTAAAGTAGCGGCTGTGCCTAAACCAAGATTCGTCCGAGCGGTTGCGTCACTGCCAAGATCACTTAGGTTATTCGATGCTAGTAAGTCACCCTGCGGAGCGGCGGCTACTAAGTTTGCTACCGTTACTTTTTTGGTAGTGCCTTGTGCTGACCCCGTAGTATCCGAGACATCGGTGATAGGAATAATATCCGCCACATCCGGTGTTCCGCCGAGTGAGGTTAAAGATGAAATCTTTTTATTTGCCATTTTTTATTTCCTTTTAATCGAATGCTAAAAATTGCCCCGCTTCCACTTGCAGGAAGTCTGCCGCCTCGGATTGAATAACGCCATCAGGGCCGCTAGGTCCTACCTGGCTATCCCCTTCGGTATCACCGATGTGTAAACCTATCCCAAAAAAAGGCATCAGGCTTTATACAGTATAGCCGCACCGCTGGTAAGAGTGAGGCTGGTGAAGGGAAGGTAGATGCAGTCGTTTTTATTAAATGTTATTGCATCCGCAATTAACTGAGCGGAGTTATCCATCTGCCCAGTGATAGCACCAATTACCGAATCCTCGGTAAACTGAATTGCGACGAAATCGCCTGTCGTTGCCGTTGTTCCGTTTACATAGGCGCAACCATTTGCTCCCATTGAATTTTGTACATTGAATGATGAAATGCCCATAGTAATTAAGTAGTGGTTAAGACTGATACGCCGAAGCTGTAGCTCGGGTAAGTGTTAAAGGTTATTTTGTTTTGCGACTGGAGGCGTTCTGCACGATCAATTTCCAATGCGAGATATTCCTCTGCCCTGTTCTCCTCCTGCATGGCGGCTTCTGTCTGTCCGTCTCCACGAAGAAAGTCGCTGAGTCCGCCGGCCACCAAGTAATTAGCTAAAAAGTCAGGCACATTCGTTTCCTCTCCTGTATCCTTTCCATAGGTTGGTCGAACTGCGGTCCCGACGATAAAAACAGAAGATACCGAACTGTTTGCCGGCAAAATTAAGTAGCCGTCAAGTAGCTTAAAATCTAATAATACCGCCGTGCTGTCAGTAAATGGGTTCTTTGTGTAAACCTGGTGGATCTCCATGATGTTTAAATCATTGTCGATCTGTACTGCCTTGCCGGCAGTAGGATTAGTCGTTGATCCGACTGACTTCTCTAACAGTTTGAGCAATTCAGGCCACTTGCATCGATGCCACGCAGTTTGGGCCCTGCTGTTTAAAGATTCCTTAAAGAAAAACTCATCCACCTGCGTCAAGGTTGGCAGGCCAGCCGCCATCTTGAAGCGTTTCTCGAGGGACTCAAATGTTACGGTTCTAGCCATTATTGAACATTAGCGATGCTTGGATTAACCGGTTGGCCTCCTGCTTGGATGTTGTGCCGACGAAACTGACTAGGGGCACGATATTGGAGGATGTCATTCCGATACTGTCGGCTCTGCTCTCGTACCAAATCAATCTCCTGATTCAGTAAAAACTCTGCATTCTGCTCTTCCACTTGAGCTTTTTCTGTCTGACCATCTCCGCGTAAAAATCCGGCATAAGATGACTGAACTAAGTAGTCGAAAAAGAAATTGGGGATGTTTGGTTCATCTCCCGATTCGTCACCATAATATCCACTTGTGGCCGCTCCGTTATTTATTTCTGAGCGAAGATCTTTTCGATAAGTTATAAATACATTTACCCCGTCTAAAGGAGCTGGCTCAATGATTTTAATTGATGGATAACCACTAGAGTCCAGTTCTGTTAAGAATGTATACTCCTCGGGATAACGAGTTGTGGATGGGTCTGTCTTATGAATACGAAAAACTACATTGGCATCATTGGCCAATTTGTTACTGACTCCGTAAATTCGTAGTCGGTTCGCATCAGCAGTGACCACTGCTACGCTTTCACCGATAACAGTAAATTGTGGCCAAGGGTATCTCTCATGGGCTATACGAGCCGCACGGTTTACTAAATCACGAAGAAAACTAGCATCTGTTGCTTGCAGTGCATCAAGCCCGGCCAATGCTCGGAATCTTGATTTAAGTTGAGCGTATGTAGCGGTTGCGTAGTTTGCCATAATTAGAGTTAGTGTTTAATTTTGCACTCGGGGTTTGATTTCTCGAAGTCTTTTTGAAAGCCTTTATCAGCCCAGCATCCGGGTCTTTCCTGCTCATGGCGGAGGTAAGTGGCCTTATCGACTACCCTTGCGAGTCTAAAGTCTCCTTTACCTCCTTCTAAAGATTTGGCGGCTTGGCGAACTTGTTCTTGCCGTTGACTATATCCAGCTTTTTCGCGAACTACTGCCTGCTCGTTGGCTTTTCGAAGATAGTACGCAATTTCCTCCTGGGAGTTTCCACTCCTCTTTCCACCTTTTACGATTATATTTAGACTCATTTTATAAAAAGAAAAAGGAGGCCGGCCTACCCCTAAGCCGGCCTCCAAATAACAACATGATAATAATACTATTACCTAATCAAACGATAGAACCTAAAGCTCTTGGATTGCCTACACGCAATGTACACATTGCCTCAGTGAAAGCCCGTTTTCCAGCACCATTGTCAGGAAGATCCACTACAGTAATACCCTCAAGGAATTTAAGGGAAACAGTGTCATCGTCAGGGATGAGATAAGCACGGTCGGTATTAACTACGCCTTCAGCGGTGTCTGTACCGGATGGAGTACCATTTACTCGTCCAAGAAATAAATCAGGGATTATATCGATACTGCCAAAATCGCTGACATAATGTAAAACACTGTTTACCAAGGTTTTACCGCTAACATCTTGCGTGAAGCTGTAAACAGGATTGTTGGTGACTGCCGCACGGGTGTAATCGGTGATGGCGTTCATCACCGCTGGACCGGCAAACAATTTATACGAACCTTTAGCACCACTTGCAGTGTAAACTGCCTGAAGCAATCCACGAAAAGCAGACTCAGTTAAAGAACTAAGAGTTACGCGAGATCCACTAACAGCACGAAATGCTTGTTTGGCCGCTGAATCGAAAGTATTTCCGGTCGCACTCGGATTAGACCAAGTCCCTAACCCGCAAAGGGTAGCTCCAGCGGAAGCGGTTCCGGCGGCTTGATCGTTTCCTGAAGCGATAGCAGTTTCGATTGAGCGTTTGAGCTGAATTAAACTTTTTGCTTTGGAAGCGTTGAATAATCCACCCTGTCCACCAGGAGCCACATCAATCATCTCAGACTGACGCGAGACAGAGAATATGTCTCTGATGGTTTGCACCCTGTTGCCCAATCTTGCTCTTGAGTCGATCAAGTTGGCCGCATCAGAGATCGTAAGATCAACGCCGTCAATTGTTCCGCCAATCTCGGGATCGGCGAGGGAGTCAACCAACCACTCGTTAAGAGTTGCCTTTGGAGCGGCTGATTGTGAAAGAGTAGAATACAGAGGTGTTTCTGTAGGTTCTACAGTTTTTAATAGATTTTCTAAGTTTTCGCGAGCGCCTTTGGCGGCGGTCACATTGTAGCTTGTTGCTAATGCCATTTTAAGTATTTCCTTATTTTAAGATTTTAAATTTTAGTCCGCGAGAAATGCGGCGAGATCGTTAGCCGAGAGTGGTCCTTTACGATCCAGGATCTTTGTTTTTTGTTTCTGTTTCCGAGTCGTTGAATTTTCGATAGGTGGTGATGCATCTCCTCCATCTGTGGGAGGTGGAGCTTTACGCTTTTTGACTGCCTTCTTGGCAGACTTTGCGGCTTGCTCGCTTTTTAATGCTTCTATTCCACGAACTAGAGTGGCGGCGATGAAGTCACCATTCGGAAGACCGTCCAATACATTGGCGTATTGATTTCGAAGTGATTTAAAGGTGTCCCTGCGACTTTCAGAGATATCATCATCTTTGGATGAATCCATCCACGGATGGGTGGCGATGGTATCGCGTGACCACTCTGATTTTTCTTGCAGGTACTGCTTTCGTTGAGGGATTTTCTCAGTAAGATATTCGTCTGCCTGGGTGAGAATATTTCGAATATCATCATCGCTATATTCCTTGCCATCGACTTCTATGTAATCCTTACCGATATGCTGAAGTGCAAACTTCTTGGCGGCCTGTGCTTCCCTCTGCAACTGTTGTAAGTCCTCAAAAGACTGGATATTTTCTAACTCGGGTTGAGCTGGTTGCGACTGACTGCCTCCTGATTGCTTCAGATTGTCGATTTCAGCTTTGAGTGCTTCAGCAGTTTCTTCTGCTGATTTAGCTCTAGCTGTAAGCTTATTGACCTGCTTTAATAGCTTACCAACAGCTTTAGGAGGTTCGCTCTCGCTTTCCTCCTCGACTTCCTCTTCCTCTTCTTCTTCGGTATCTTCTCCGTCCTCTTCTTCGGACTCAGAAAACTGTGAAAGAACATCTTCATCCTGGTCGGTTGATGCTTCTGCGTGGTCGGTCTCGGTATTCTCCTCCTTCGCCTCATCTACCTGAGCCTCCTGATCAGTTTCGACCTGCTCGACAAAGGATGCCGCCAAATCTTCCACCGATAGTGGGCCTCGTACTTGATTGTTTTCTGCTCCCGTAGATTCAGCCGGAGCCTCGCTAATAACTGTTTCTGCCATGATTTCTGCGTTTAAAGTTCGCACTCTTTGAGTTTTCTGCGGGGCAGATACACCCCACCAAAAACTATTTTAGCAGGTAAAAAATCAAATTTCTCAGGAGATTTTATAAACGGACCAATTATTTTTAAATCGTTCGTGCTTGGCCCTAGAATTAACAATATGTGGATATAAACTAATACGCTTCGCACCGTCTAATTCAATGCATGGAATATGGTAAAAAGTATTCAACTCATCGATATAGGCCACGATGATATCCACTTTGGTGCAATCTATTGATACTTTACCATTACCACCCGATGAAGTAGTAACCTGATATC